CAATTCTGGGAATCTCCTTCCTCAGCCAAGTGTGTCATGTATCAGAGTGCTTCGGCAAGTATTCGGCTTGTTTTACAAGTACGAGCTGCCTTACACTGCAGAACAAGAGCACAAGGTCGTGTCTCAGTTTGAAAAGACTGAGGCCGATTTGTTGGACGTCAGCTGCGACTTAGATAACCTCAAAGTCGCCGTTGACTCAATACTGCCTCTGGAACGGGACGCCAATGTGGCGCCTCGCCTAGCAGTAGTACGCAAGGCTCGAAGAGCTTTATCAACTCTTTTCGCCTCTTTCGATTGCAAAGACATTGACCCGGTACACGGACCTGGGGTCGTCGCTACCAAGCAACGGCTCTGGGCCAAATACCTATGGACCAATGTCTCTGCGCGACTCACAGACAAGTACCCCCTGGACGCGTATTTTTGCGCCTCTACAGGGCATGTTTGTGATGCTTATGCTGGTTTTTCCAGCATCGGATGCGAAGACCTTCCGGCACACGTTTGTTTGGTGCCGAAAGATTCGCGCGGGCCGCGCCTGATCTCCTGTGAACCCGTTGATTATCAATGGATCCAGGGAGGTTTGCGCAAGGCCATTGTTCGACTCGTTGAAGAACACCCCATTACAAAATGGAACGTGTTCTTTTCAGATCAACAGCCAAACCGTAGAGGAGCCCTCTTGGGCTCTTTCCGCGGTGAGTATGCTACACTGGACCTCAATGAGGCGAGTGATCGCGTATCTGTTAGTCTGGTTCGCCTGCTGTTTCCTGCTCACATATGTGAGTATCTAGAAGCATGCAGGAGCTCTGCAACTGTGCTGCCTGACGGCAGGATTCTACAGCTCAGAAAGTTCGCACCGATGGGGAGCAGTCTTTGCTTTCCCATTATGGCGTTAACGATCTGGGCCATCCTGTACGGGGCATCGCCTGATAAGGATACTAAGGATAGTATCCTAGTGTATGGAGATGACGTCATCGTCCCAACGGCATACGCCGCAGACGCGATGGAACAGCTGGAATCGTTTGGTTTACGAATAAACCGCGACAAAAGCTGCATCACTGGACTCTTTCGAGAGTCATGTGGCATGGACGCGTACTTACGCGCCGATGTCACTCCGGTCCGTTTACGGACCGTGTGGTCATCATCTCGCTCGCCTGAGACCTATACGAGTTGGATCGCTTATGCGAATTCAATGTTCGACAGGTCGTACTATCGAACCTACGATCTGATCGTAGGCGCACTGCACTCTATATATGGGTGTATTCCGAGCTCGGACATGCAAGTTGCATGTCCCAGCCTTCGTTTCGTACCAAAAGAGTGGCTGCCTAAGCAGTCTCGGACCAACCACGACCTCCAAAAGAGGGAATGGCGTTGCTGGGATACCAAGGCACCCAGGGTTAATTTTATGCTGCCGGGATGGTCAGCGCTCCTCCGCTACTTTGCGGAGCACGCGAATGACCTAAACCGGTCGCAGTTGACCCATGCGGACGGATCGTTCAAGTTAATTGAACTACCGCTCGCTGTCAGTTCATACACACACCGACACACCAGCATGCTGGTGCGTAAGTGGCG